TATAAACCGCTTGCTGTGAATCAAGTGCAGGACTTGGTGATTTATAATCGAATGTAGTTTGCTTTGCATTTGGATTAGATGATTGAGGTAGTCTGATCGTCTGAGTTAAGCCAGTAGAAAGTTCCTTGAATTTATTTGCCATTTCTTCTGGATAACTTAAAACACTAACGCCAGTTCCTTGAATATTTGCCGATGTTAAGCCCTCACTCATTAGTGCGTTGTATGTTACCGACTGATTAGCTAATGGGTTTTTTGTTGGATAATCAACACTAGATTCCGATGATAAAAAAACAAATGGGATAATACCAAGTTTATTTTCCATGTTCGGATTTTCTTCTTGCTCAACATATGTGATAGATTTTTTTACTTGCTCACCAGTTGCAGTTTGAATTTTTTGTGATTCAACTTTTATTACAACGTAATTATCCTTTGACCACATCGCATAAACTTTAGAATTTGCCGAACTGTCAGCTTGTGATTCTGCAATTAAATCATCTGTTCCATCACCACTACTTGCGCCTGCCGTGATATCTCTATTGCCATAATTTAAAATAACTGCGATTAAATCACCGCTATCTTTATCCTTAACAATAGAATATTCGTAAGGTTGTAATGCCATAAAACGATAACGCTCTTCAGTTACTAACCAATTCACCCACATTAAGGAATATTTGTGACAATTAAAAATTGTGTCAAAACATTGTAATTGTTTCGGTGCATCACCTTGAATGTAAATGTTATTCAGGGCATCTGATTTTGTTGTATTCCCTGAGACGCTTCGCTTGGGTTGACTCTTATATGCCTTTGATCTTTTATCAGTAATCATTTTAGAAACTGATACATCACTTATCGTATAAGACTTCCAAGATTTTGGGCGTGTCCTTTTTATTTCTTCTAAAACATAAGGATATTGATTTCCAGAATATATTTGCCACGCATCGAACGCATCGGCTTTTCTGTTTCGTTCTTCTGATTTTTCAATTTCAGTGACAAGGGTATTAATTACATTGTAATCCGTTAAGTTTAGATTTTTTGCCATGTTTTGAAGTCCTTTTCATTAAAATGATATTTTTTATTTTATGCATTAGTCAAATATTATTTCTGCCTTTGATTCATGTCTGATCGGATCAATGGCCCATAGTAAATATCCGAGCGCATCGCTTGTGTGTGTTCTTCTCTTGTCTGTTGTCTGATCTAGCTTTCCGCCTTTCCAAACAACTTTTTCCAAGTCTTCTCTTAACCATTTACATTTGTTGTCGATTAAAACATTTACTTCTCTTAAGTGTCTATTCACGTTGTTTGTTCTATCAAAAACAATTGGATTGTAAGTTCCCACAACTTGAAATCCGTTATTCCATAAAATATCAAAATCCGATTGGCCCGATGTTTTTCTGTTTCCACCAGTATGATCGGGATAAATTAAAGCACCACCATAACCGCGCTTAATAGCCTCGTGACACCATTTATAAGTGTCAGCATTTTGCTCAATAATTATTTCATCAATAATGTGAAATTTTCCATTAATATATTGCGCGACAACTGAACACATCGGTTCAACGTTAAAGTCTAATCCAATTAGAACTGTTCCTGATTGTCGTTTTAAATTCGCTAGATTTTTTTCACTAAATGAATAATAAACTGAAGACTCTGTTAGGTTTATAAATTCACCAAACAGTTCTTGTTTGGCTAGATTAGTTTGTTCACCACCATAGGCAGATACCAATGATTTGTAATAGCCGTCAGGTAGAAAAATGTTATCCTTTGTTTTAGCCTTAATTAATAAGTGTTCATCTGTCTTATTTGTTACCCAAATATCATGCAAAAAATTTACACCATTGGGCGATGTCAGAGCATAAAATTGATTGACTCCGTTTTTACCTCTAAGACGTTGAATAATTTTTTTATGAATGTACATCGGTGATTGATTAGGACGCCCACAAAATGCGTATTCATCAATTATCATTTTATCGACTGTTAAACCTGCAACGGCCTTATCAATATTTTCCAAGGATCGTAAATAGCAACGCATACCAAGGAAATCAAAAAAACCCTTATTCTCTTGATAATCATAATGTGATTCATTGAACCCATACATTAACAATCTATCTGTCATCGCTTTAACTGTTGAGTCTCTTAATTGCTTATGAGTGTTTGCGCCGATAAAAATTTCATTTGATTTTGATTCGTGTCTGAACTTAACAATTAAATCACCAATGGCGAATGATTTACCTGATCCGACACCGCCAACAAGTAAATTAAATCTTTTATCACTCGATAAAATTTTATGTTGGTGTGGTAGAACTTGAATTTGCATCTGTTGCTACAATCTTAAATTCAAATGGCTTTGAATCATCTTGCTTGTGTTCTATTTTATCTACCCAGCCACAAAGATTTTTCAGAGCGAAAATCATCATGGCAGTGTTCCCCTTATCGGCCATCTCTAATGCCTTACGAACTAACTTTAATCTAGTGTGAACCATATTTTGTTGCCGAGCGTCCGCAAAATCAATGTAGCCAAATTCTTTGCAACGTCTTTCGATTGTGTCTTCAGAGCATTTAAAAAAAGATGCAGTGTCCTTTAGTGTGGGGTTCATTCTGCATAAAGCCTCAAGTTGTTCTTGATCTATTTCTAATTTAGGTCTAGCCATTTTTATTTTCCTTAAACCATTGTAAATAAACTTGGTTCGCTACACCATAAGTCATTAATGGTGGAACTGACATTCCTATCATGTATAAAGCAAGGTTTGTTTTTTGAAATTTATAATCAAGCGGGTAGCTACCTAATACACATGCTTCTTGCTTTGAGAGTTTTCTCGGGCTTTCATAATGCCAAAGCGGAGCTCCTGCTGTGATTGTAAAACACGGACCATCTCTCTGAATTTTTTTTTGTGTAAAAAGTGATTGAGTCGGGTGATATTTAGAAAAAGCCTCTCCAGGTTTGCATTTATGCCAATACCTAGTCATTGATGATAATGTTAAATCTTTACCTTTTTCGTTTATGTCTTTAATCGATTCAAAGGCCTCTTTAACCGAAATTGCTTTATTACGAAATCCAAGTTTCAATTCAGGCAACAAAATATCCTTTCTTCTGCATATAAAAAACACCCTCTCTCTCATCTGTGGCACACCCATTGAGGCACTATTCAAAAGGAATAATTGAACATCATAACCCATTGTGTTAAACAATCCGATTATTTGTTTGACGTAACCTTTTGCATTGCCTTGCAACATTCCTTTTACATTTTCAGCAATAACAACTTTAGGCTGTAATTTTCTTGCAAGTTCAATGAAATCAAAAAATAAATCATCAAGAACCTGCTCAGCTTGCCCCTCTCTAAATTGTTTCTTCTTTCCCCAGCCTTTTTCTCTTGCTCCTGCCATTGAAAAACTGGAGCATGGCGGTGATCCGTCAAGAATATCCAAATTATAAAGTTCTTCAGGTAAATCTGTTCGTTGTCTGAACTTTCTAATATCCTCAAGAAAGTAATATTTTGGGCTGTGGTTTTCTTTATAATGCCAAGCCATTTCTGGATCAATGTCGTTAGCACCTATTACATCGAAACCTGCTAGTTTATAACCCATTGTTGAACCGCCACCGCAAGCAAAACATGAAAAAACTTTTAACCTGTTCTTCTTAACCTTTTCAAGATCAGAAAGATACCATTTATAATTGGGCTTATAATCACTCATTGAATTCAAACCCACATTTTGGGCATTGATGTTGTAAATCATTACCAAAATTTTCAGTGTCTATTTCTTGGTTTTTATCTGAAAAATCAAACTTTTCTATCGGTTCAATAACAAAATCTTTTAAACCTAACAGGTCAACATCAAAATCAGGCCCTAAGTCTAACATCTCAGTATTAATTTCGCTTAGGTCTAATTCGGCCCACTCAGCAATAGCATTATCAGAAACAACAAATGAATATTCTTGTGCTTCATTTTCAAAATCTTGATAATCAACTGCACATTTTTCCCAACCTAATTTTTTAATTGCTTCCAATCTGCCATGCCCAACCACAACAAAGCCTGATCTTTTAGAAATGATTACAGGGTGTCTTTGACCCTGATAGTCAATAATTTTTGACAATCTTTCAATTTGTTTTTCGCTGTGCTTGTTTGGATTTTTTGGATTTGGAATTATTTTGTGAACTTCCAATAGCTCATTATAAGAACAATTTATTTGCATTTCTGCACTCCTTGATTATTCAATCTTAATCAAGGCTAGTGTCAATTAAGTGACTTGTCAAATATGTGGGTAGGCTTTAATTGATTAATTTTTTCATCATTTGAAGCACACCCATTTTGATTTGTGGGTTTTTTGGGGAAAATATTTTTACAAAAAATTAAAATTGTAACTACTTAAAATTATTCTTTTATTTTTTAATTATTTTTTGGGGATTTAAAAATTAATGATTAATGAGATACCATTTATTTAAAAATTTATCGTGATCCCAACCTTTATTTTTCATGTAACTTTCTAAATTATATTTTTTAATAAATGTGTTTGTTCCGATTTTGTGAACCTCAACGTGGTGTAACAGGCATAAGGACATTAAATTCCTTTCATCAAATTTTAACTCAGGGTGAGACTTTCTTGATCTTATATGGTGATAGCAAGAATCAAAATTCCCACATATTATGCAATTTTCTTCTGACTTAAAATTCTTCATTTTCGGCAATTTTTACGGCCTCGCCGATTGAACTAAATGTGTAGATTTTATCCTCGATGAATAAATCTATCCCTAACAGTAGATTTAATTGTTTCCCAGTTGCAGACATTTTCGGAATTTCAATTTCAGAGAATTGTTTTTTACAATCAATTAGTTTTTCCAGTTCCATCATTTTCAACCAACCTTATTTTATTTCTACGTTGTTGAACCATCAAACTCAACCTGACTTTTGCCCAATCGGTTTCGCCGTCTTGGTTCTTTACGTCAAGTCTATAATTATTTGTGACTGCCTGCAAGTAATGAAATAAATCTTTTTCCTTTTCTGTTGGATTGTAACCTGTATTTAAAAAAACTATTTGCCCCATTTTTTACCTGATATTTCCAAAATAGTCTGTGCGTAGTCCTCTAACATTAGACAAATAAATTCTTCCATTTCATCTGAAATAATATGATCTATTTTGAACTCAGTAAAATATGCGTGTCCAATTTCGTGGGATAACACTTTAAAAAAATCATTCTTGGGAATTTCACTATTAATATGAATTTCCTTTCTATCTCGATAACAGAGTCCTGCAGTGTTTTGATCTAATGGTTTTATTTTGACTTTATATTTTGCGCCCTTAATATTGATTGACATGAACCGTCCTTGGTTAGTCTATTATCCAATATTGGGAAAATATTTCCTAGAATTTTATACTTAATCAGAAAGGTTTTTATACTCAATACTATCTGAGCATTTTGGACAACATCTATTACCGATCCAAGAACTTAGAAATTTTTTTTCACATTTTAAACATTCACGTTGATGTTCTTCTTTTTTTACTGTATGCACTTCTGGCCCTCGTAAATCCCTTTCATTTTTATCGCGAAAATTATGGCCACAAACAATCACCTTGTTTTTTTCTATCTGTTTTAAATGTCGCCTTTCATCAATATATTCTTTCAATGTTTTGCTCCTTGTAACTATAAAGTTCTAATGCGTAGTCTTCAATCATCGCTGTTATTATTTCATCTTGATCTACTTTTAAAATACTGGATAATTTCGCAATATCTTTTTTCGGGATCGAACATAATCCACGTTCTAAATTAGAAATGAACTGCCCTCGTGCTTGGAAGCCCAAATCAAAACTAACTGAATATTGACTGATTCTTAGTTCCTTTCTTTTATCCTTAACCAATTTTGCTATTGATGGAAATTGTTTTTTCATATTTCAACCTCTTTCTCATAAACCCAATAAACTGTCTCGATGCACCCATCGGACTTATTGGTATTAGCCATACTCTCATAGTAAAATTCATCAAACCCATTGAGGTAGATATTTATCCACATTTCATGCCTAATTAACTTAGTTGGTTTTTTAATTTGCCAATTACCTAAACCACGAAAACATATTATTGACTCTATTTTTAAATCAGTGCAAGTTCTAACATAAAACGACTTACTACCAATTGCTAATATTTCATATAATGCAACCCAAGGCTTATAAGCTAAAATATCCCCCACTCTATAAGTCACGTTATTAATTGTTATTTCTGTTTTCATCTCACCACCCTCCAAATTAAAATTAAATTAACTGCTATTATCACAGCATAAATAATAAATTCAATGTCTGATATTTTATCGGTTATCATTTTTAATATCCCTAAATCCTAAGTATGCCCAGAAAATAAAAACCACAAGCCATACAAAGCCCCATTGGTAAACAGTAGTATTAGACCAATAGTCCTCAACTTTCTGCAAATAAATTTCCTTACCCATTAAATCCATATTGATTTGATTTAATATAAAATATGTAAACGCTCCAAAATAAAAATCCCTAGTCATTTCTCACTCTCCTTTAAATATATCTATAATCTCTTGTGACCTCGGTTTTAATAAAATAATTTTATACTCCTCACCACAGCCATGATTTTTGCTTTCAAAACCAACAAAATCTTTAGAAATTATCGGGATATTTACATCAACAAGTTTTTTACAATTAAAACACGGGTAAGATGATAATTCTATACCATGCCTGACACTCCAAATTTTTGCATCTATTTCTGGATATATCATTTATCACTCTCCTTCAGTTTATTTAAAACTTCTCTCGCTTCTTGTAAGTCTTCATAACAGCCGATTGCTTTTTCTAAACACTCTCGCATCATTTTGTTTTGTTGTTCGAGTTTTTGATATTTATATTTTAATAATTCCAAATCTTTTGATATTTCCATTTCCATTTCATAAAAAGCGCATTCCAATTTTAAAGCAAAGTCACTGTTAGGCTTTATATCGTAATCTTTTAGAAATTTTTTTTTAAAAATGTTCCAAGTAATCATAATTTAACCCTTAAATTGCCCTTTAAAAACATTAATATTTTTATCCTTGGAAAATACTGCGTACTTCATACTCTCCCCTTTATCTCGTCCAAAAGTTTTTGGTTCTTTAACGATTCACGTCGATAAAGACTAATTATTGATTCATCACTACCAACTTTGAAATTATATTCTTCTAATTCCAAAATCAATTCATCGCCGTTCATACAACCCCATTTTCATTTTAAACCTCCTCATCGGGTACAAAATACCCAATTAATTAATTTTTTATACCTAAAAGGGTATAGTTTAGTAATCATTTTAATAAAATCCAAGCTCCGAAAAATATCTCTAATTCAATGTTATTTTTATAACTCATAAATGGATAAAAAGAACCACTCGAATAGTAAACTTTGTAATATTTTCTGCCTGAAAAATTAGTTCTAAATTTTATCTGAATTATATTTTCTCCATCTGGACTTAAATAAAAACCACTTTTCATTCTAAAACCTCCTATACTCTTTATGCACTAAACACCATTCTGCAAACATTGTGATGAAAAATATTCTGACTTCTTGTGGAGTCCATTTTGATTGTTCAAGACAAATATATCTATAAAGCCAACGATCAACACTGGCATCATTAAATAAATCATTATATACTTCACACACTTCACCAACCGTATACAATCGGAAAACCCTTGTAAATATCCCATTTATTGCGTGACAGGAAAAAATAACTTCACCTGAATCAACCAAATTAATTGCCTTATCAATTCTTTCTAAAAATTCTTTTTTAGTCATTGTTAGCCTTATTTTAATTTTTACCTTTACACAATCTTACATTGTCTTCTAATAGTTCATTAGCCAGCTCCATTGATTTAGTTCTTATTTCTTCACTCCTAAGAAGTTGACTTCTGCAATAGTTTAAATACTTATTCGCAGTATCTAAATTCTTTCTTAATTCCTCAATGTCTTCTTTCAAGCTATTATTTATTACCTCAAATTTTTCTTTTTCATCACGTTCTTTTTTTAAAAGTTCTATTTCATTTTCTAATTCATATATTTTATTATTGGCATTATTGTAACTTTCCCAATAGCTATTTTCAGACTTCTCACAATTACTTAGTAGCTCTTTTAATTTTTCAATTTCCTGAATATAACTTAGTTTATTTCTGGAAAAGATTAGTACAAAAATAAGTCCACCCATAAACCCAATTAAATAACCCATTACACCCTCCTATTTTAGTTTTTGATATTGAGCTTGTTGATGTCTAAAATCACTTACTGAATAGCTATCTGTTGAATACATATTCTCATACATTCTTTCAGCTTCACACTGTAGACAATTCTCACAAACTAATTCTTCATAATCTTTCAATCTTTCATCGTGTTCTTCTTTAAACATTTTTACCTCTGTAAATTCCTCACCGCATACATCGCAAATCATTTTTAACCTCCAAATTCAAGTTTTTTTAATCCGCCATTGTTAGCGATTAAATTATTTTTTCTTGCTGAAATTTCTTTCTTACTCAGGGCCGTTATTAAATCCCTCAATTGTGCCCTTGTTGATTGCAACTGTTCATTAGTGATCGAGCATAATTGTTGCCAACCGCCGAACATTTCCACCGCCTGCCATGCAATAGGTGATAAATTCTGTTGTGCCTCGTGTTGATTTGACCACCCATAAGTTTTGATTGATTGAATGATTGAACCTGCCTCGATATTCCCGTCAATTTCGCACACATTTTGAGTTAGCATAGCGTTAATCTGTGCAGGCAAGGGATAACGTAGGCTTTCCATTGAAAGGCGTTTAATCGCAATTTTGAACGTTTCAATATTCGCATCGCGAAATAATTCCGTGTAGGCATGAAGAACCTCAGGAGTTACATCGGCGTTAAGTGCAAGTGCCAAAAATTTTAGCTGTTCAAAAATTTGTTTTTTACTCATAAGGGTTCACCATTTTCAAAATATTTTCTTGCCTGATTTGCGCAAATGTTTTTGGATTTTCTTTTTGCTGACTTGACCTTGACAGCCAGTTAGTTAAAAACAATCCAACATTTTTTTTCTTCGCAGGATTTGCCATTAGCCAAGTTTCAGCTTTTTCAAATTCCTTAAAAATGTGATCCAATGCATAAAGGCTTAACCATTTGCGTTGTAGTTTTTCTGACACGCCGTTTAGTAAATCAGTAAATTTTTCAAGTTCAAAAATAATTTCAGTTTTTTCTTTTTCTTTTTCCTTATCTTTTTCCTTATCCTTATCCTTTTCTTTTTCCTTATCTTTATCCTTAGCTCTATCCAAGGGGCTATCTAGCCCCTCGCTAGCCCCTACACTAAAATCACTCAAGTTATTCAAATCAATGGAAAGTCTAGTAAGTTTATTTATAATACTTAGATGCACCTTGTTATTTTCCCTTAAAGTGCCATATTGAAAATCTATAAACGCTTTTATTAGAAATTTATCACCATCAACCAACGTCAATTTGTTGCCAAAATTTTTCCTTATTTCCTCAAGCGTTATTTTTTCACCAATATTAAAACTCATCGCATCAAAGTCGATATTGTAAATTCCTGCATGATCGCATTTGTCTAAAAGATAGAACCAAACGCATTTTAATTTAGGTGATAATTTTCTGAACCAAGCGCGATCCCATTTGTCAGTATCAGTAAATCTTTTGCTCACAAAAACCCTCCAATAAAAAACCGCCAGTCAGCATTTGAATTGCGAAGTCAAGGTTGCCGACTGACGGCGGACGTGCTAAAAATGAAATGAATGTAGACTTCGCACCATTCTTATATCCCAACTAAAACAGATTGTAAATTGAAAAATCAATAGATTGTAAATCTTGCAAAATGGCATAACTTATTGAATTAATAGGCAAAGTTAAATATTTTTTACACTTGTGTTACATTTCGTGCTACAATGATTTTATTAGAAAAATAAAATTAACTAAGGGGGTAATTATGAGTGAATCAAAAAAGGAATTTGAGAAATTAAAAAATTTAGAAAATGTTTTTATCCAGCTAATTGATAACGATGGCAACCATACAAAATGTATGAAAATAGATGAGGAGTCAATTCAGGAATTAATAGTATTTTTAGAGCAATATTTTAAAGGGGAATAATTATGAGTATTTTTTACACAACTAACAAGGATAAAATAACAGGCGTTAGAATATCCAAGCAAGTATTAAGATTAATTAAAAAGAACTCAAAATTTAAAACAGTTCAATCAATATTAGATGCGAAAGTTTTGGAAATAATTTCAGAGATTGAAAAAAATGGTTTACAAGTTGAAGAAAAAAAGGAATAAATAAGAACTTAAAATTTTGATGTTTTAAATTAGATGGCGGTGATATGAAAAAGCGAATTTATTTTATTAAACCTATTGAATTTGATCCAAGTGATTTGAACGAAAATCAAATAAAATTTTTAAAAGAAAATGATAAGAATTACAAAATTGGTTTTAATTTTGAATTAGACTGCGAAATCAACGCTAATGTCTGGTATCAAGAAGCTAGAATTTATGGCGATCCCGATGATTGCCACCCAGAAGAATTTGATTCTGAATTTGAATTAAAATTTAATGGCGTTGATATAAGTGATTTTTTAACAACAAAACAAATTAATAGAATTTATGATGATATATGGGAGAATTTTTTGGAGGTAAATTATGAGTAATGAAGTAACAAGCAAACTAAACACTTTTATCAATGAAATTGAATTAGATTTCAAGCGTGTTCAAATTGACAACACAATAGAATTTGCACAGGAAGCACATTTTGCACTTCAATCACTGACTGATAATGATTTCTTATTACAGACAGCTAGGAAAGACCCACAATCTTTAAAAAATGCAATTATGAATGTTGCCACTATTGGATTGACTTTAAATAAAGCACACAAATATGCTTATCTAGTTCCAAGAAAAGGAAAGGTTTGCTTAGATGTTTCATATATTGGACTGATAAAACTTGCTACTGACTCAGGCAGTGTTAAATGGGCACAGTGTGAGCTAGTTTATTCAAAAGATGATTTTGCATTTAATGGAATAGGTGAAAAGCCAACCCATAAATATAACCCATTTTCTGAGCGTGGTGATCTAGTCGGTGCTTATTCTTGTGTTAAAACCCATGATAATGATTTTCTAGTTTGTGTAATGAATATTAATGAAATAAATGAAATCAGAGATAGATCAGAGGCTTTCAAGAAAGGTCATGGCCCATGGGTTGATTTCTATTCTGAAATGGTTAAAAAAACAGTTTTAAAGCGTGCTTCTAAGTTATGGCCAAAGTCTAACGAGAGACTACTTAAGGCTATTGATGTAATCAATGAGCATGAGGGAATAGATTTTAAGCAAGTTGATGCACTTGATGAGGACTTCCCAATTCCACCAGAAGAAAAAATAATTGGCGATAATTATAGAATTTTGAATGGTAAATTTAGATCAAAAAAACTTGGTGAAATTTCAATCCCAGAACTAACTAAATATTTTGATGAGCTACAAAATAGAGTATTCAAGCCAGATCATAAAAAAAAATGGGAACTTGAATTATATAATGTTCTTAATGAATATTTAAACATTGTTAATGATAATTAATTATTTTAAAAACGAGGCGTGTAATGAAAAAAATAGATAAGGCGATAAACTCACTTTTATTTTTAAGACAAGAAATTTTCGACCACCAAGACGTAGATTTAACAATGGAGAGAATTAGCCAAATCGAATTTCCAAATGAAGCTGAATTTCACGAAATCATGCGATATATTGTAAATACATCTGAGGGAATGAATGAAATAAATGTCAATTTAGCAGTATTCACTAAGGCCTTAGCATTTGCAAGGGAATTGAACAATGAATGAACAGATCTATAATAGAAAGTTTTTAATGCTGTTAGGTGCAGACATTGGTGCATTGATTCTGCAAATTCAGAGATTGGCTAAAACTCAAGACACTATCACAACAATTGAAATTCACTCCATGAAAAATAATCTTTCAATATCTAAGGAAAATAAATTTCTGATTGGGTTTATTGTCGACTCAATGGGTGCAATAAATGAAATGAATATTTTCAAAGTTATCGGATATTTTTCAAAAATTCAGACTGATTTTTTTGATTTCTTGGAAATGAACAGAATAAATAAAAACGAAATAACATTAAATTAAAAGGAAAATTAAGATGATTAATCAGGTAAATTTAAGCGGTCGAATCACTAAGGATATTGAATTAAAAAATGCGAATGGAAAGCCGATTGTGTTTTTTAATATCGCATATAATGAGGGTCATGGGGATAAAAAACAGACTCATTTTTTTGAACTTGTCGCATTTGGAAAAACTGCCGAGCATCTGGCTAACTATGGCAAAAAGGGAAAACATATTTATTTCGATGGCAAATTGCAGACTAAGGAATCAGAATATAATGGCCAGAAAAATAAAAAAGTTCAAATCATGGTCAAATATGTTGAGTTCTTAGATGATAAAAGAGAGAAGAAAGAAATCAATGGGAACTCGCTAAATGATACAATTGAAAGTTTAGAGCGCACATTTGGCGTAAATCAAGATGATTTTACTGTTGATGAAATTCCATTTTAATTGAGGTTGTTATGTATGGTCAATTCGCAGGAGATAGAGATAACAGAAAAATAAAAATAATTGCCTATGGAAATAAAAAACATAGGCGTGCAATTAGAACCTTTTACCATGATTACATTAAGCATCAAATGATTCAAGATGTGTTGGAATATAGCGGTTTCACTAATTTTAGTGATTTTATTATAGAAAAAGGTAGATTAAAAAACCACTCATTTGATATTTTTGCAAAAAAGTATGGAACAACTAGATCAAATCTATGTATTATATTCAAGCGCGCACGCGCAATAGAAACAATCAAATTGTTAAAATTTGGAATAATTACAATAGATGAAATTTAGATATTATTTAAGGCCCATTACATTAAATCATGCTATTAAAACAAGTTTTCATGGTGGGTTTCCAAGAAAATATAAAACTAAAGATTTAATCAATTTCGAGCGTGATTTTGAAATTCAATCAATGCAGTACAAGAATGAGATTAAGGAATTTAGATCAAAATTTAACCAAAATAAAAATGTCGTTCATTTAAAAATAAACTATTATGTCCGATCCATTTGCAATAATCAAGGTCAATTCAAATTAAGATCAGGTGATTTAGACAACTGGAATAAATACACTATTGATTCACTCTCCAAAATATTTGGGTTTAATGATGCCTTAGTGAAAAGGTTGGAATGTGAAAAATTTAATCACTATGAAGACATTATCGAAATTGAAATAATTGCTATTTAGTTTTTTATCGTGTCTAATTTAGATAATGGATTTGCACGACATTGTTTCACAAATTAAAAGATACTATTCTGAAATTGGTGAAGTTCCATCAATGGTTAAATTTCAAAAATTCTTTAAAATTTCTGATCGACAATTAAATAAACATGGTTGGGTAAATCTTGTTAAAATGGCAGGATTAATTCCGAATCAATATAATAAAACGGCAACATCGATAAGAATAGAGGCTAGAAAATCAAGAGTTCTAGTTTTGGATATTGAAACAAGTCCGATGCGTGGATATATTTACGGCCTATTCGATCAGAATATTTCACATAAACACATTGAAAAAGATTGGTTTATTATGTCGTGGGCGTGTAAATTTTTAGATAGTGATGAAATTTTTTATGCTGATAGTAGAGACAATGAAGACGTTGAGGACGATAAGAGAATTTGCCAACAGTTGCGCGATTTAATCGCATCGGCCGATATTATTCTAGGACACAACTCAGATGCATTTGATATTAAAAAAATAAATGCTAGATTAATTAAACACGATATAAAGCCAATTCCAGAAATGCAAACATTGGACACGCTTAAGATTGCGAGGAGGTTTTTTAAATTTAGCTCTAATAAATTAGACTACATCGCAAATTATTTGGGAGTTGGTGGGAAACTTCATTCACAAAAATTTCATGGACTAGATTTAAGTATTGCGATATTGAATAAAAACCCTGAAGCATTTATTGATTTGGAAATTTATAATAAACAAGACGTTGTTATAACAGAGGCAGTTTTTAAAAAATTAGCAACATTTGACCATAGAATAAATTTACAATTATATACACAAAGTCACGTTTGCATTTGTGGTTGCGAGGAATTCACTAAAGACGGAATGAGATATACAGCATCGGGCGCGTTCCAAAGATATAAGTGTAAGTCATGTGGAAAGTTTTTTAGATCAAAAGAAAATTTAGTTCCAAACGAAATAAGAAAAAATCTAATGAAATAAAAAACCACACCGACGAGCAGTGTGGCTTGGAGGGTTTTCAAAACGGAAAGATCGTCCCTAATCTTTACGCTTGAAACACTTATTGATTTTCTGTAAATCTTGTTCATTAAAACAAGCATAAGTTTTTAGTTCATCATTGTGACAACTAATTCGCTTGTTGTTTTTATCAACTATTTCGGCAGTCTCAACATCAAAAAAGAACGGGTTTAACTGACAACTACTTACGATTAAGCTCGTCACTAAGACATTTAGCTTTTTCTTGTGGTGTTTTTTCATTCAAACATTCCTTAACTTTTTTTCTGTTTTTCAATTCGTCTATAAGCTTATAAATTAAATCTTTAGTTAGCTTATAACCTTTTTCAATTAATAAACCGATAATGAGTTGATAAATTTTACTCATCTATCCCTCAGCTCCGTCAATCTTATCAACTGCCTTGAACACAACTTCCTTGATTTGTGGCATTGCAAGTTTAATTAGATCATCATAAATATTTGGTGAAATTGAAGCACTTTCCTCAACCCATTCAAACACACTTTCAGCTAAAATTTTAACTGATTCCTCTGCCATGTCTAAGCCCTTAGCTTTTAATTTTTCGCCTAATACCTTAATGTCGTACGCCTTGTCCATTTTATCCTCCGTTAGATTTTTAACCATGCGACCGGATCGCCATAGTTGTTATTTAATTGAACATGAATGTGAATATTTTCGCCCTCGCCATGAATAACAATTAATTTTTCTTGTCCGTCTGTTGCACTGACCGCGCCATGGCCCTTATATTTTCTTGTAAAATATGCTGTAAATTCAGAAATAAAATCACGCGACCAATCTTTGCAACGTAAGTCAAATGCTCGACCTGTTTCATGTGTTGAGCTTTTACCGCCAACTTTTTTATTTTCATGTGGCGTTCTAATCATTGAAGTGATTAATGGATTATAACCATTTGCCATTATAAAAACGATCATGTCAAATGCGACAAGTGCAACCATTGGGTGAATGTGTAACAGATGATGTGATTGATTTTGAAATTTAAAACACTCTAAAACTTTCATAAACCCTTAATTTAAATTAGGAATATTTTGCGCGTCTGTATCTAATTCAAAAACATAAAAATAAACGCGAACATAATTAGGCCCATTGTAGAGATTTTGGCATCTAATTGTCGCGCCTGCTGGTACAAAAGGGCCATTATATACAGCCCAATAACCAAATTCAGCTTGGAACGTGGAAACATTACCATACATAAGGTGTCTTTTTGGTGGAAATGATGGTTCGCCATCACTTCTTGAGTACCAAAAAATGTGCCCATCTTGCCCATTAATAGATTGATTTTGAAATGCGTTTATACTTACAAAGACTAAGCAATCTCTTGTAGGTGTGTATAAAGCTATATTTGCACCGGTGGTTACATCTACAGTAAAAGTTTTAAAATTTGCCAGTCCTGACATTGTTGCCATGTTAAACCTCTTTTAAAATTAATTCAAAAAATAAGTGTCTTGAATCAACTTGTGCGTTTGTTAGTTTTGGAACAATCGACCACCCTGCGCCTAGTGTTGTGTAGTTTAAAGTTCCAGAAACTTTATTTGGCCCTGATAAAATATCAAGTGAATTTTCTACATCTCGCCCAATAACTGCCCTGTTTCCTGCTCCACTTGCAATGCTTGGTGCAACTGAAAATAAATTTCCAAGTAAAATATTATTTTCATCGTACACATCAAAATTCACTTCGTTACTTCCTGACGATCCTGCATTTACAACGCTTAAAACATACCAAGAAATATCACTTTGCTTGTAAATATATCTTAATCCATTTATCCCTGTGCCATAAGTTGTTACTCTTGGAACTTGTGACCATTCAAAAAATAAACGATCATAAATTTTATTAATTATGAAATTGATTGATGCTCCAATTCTGCGTGCAGTTACTTCACTAATCGCACTTTTTGCATCAACTTCCTCGACGTAAACTGTATTTCTAGTAGGCGTAATTGGTGTGGCCATTTTTCCCTCTAAATATAAAGATAAGGATTTCCCTCATCTGATTTAAAACCTACCATGTCAATTACATCATTGATAGATGGCAAGTAATCCAATGGTTCACTAAATGTTACCTGATTTCCTGTAATATCGGCAATAGTAACTATCTGACTAATGTTATTCCACTCAGGAGAATGAATTTCACAAGTAGAACCAACAAATAAATTCGTCACGTCACATTCAATAATAGTTGAACTTATTACATTAGTAATGATGACACTTGGATTAAAATATCCATAACTAGCTTTGTGATATGATTCTGCATCATCATAATCAGGCAATTCAACAATGTAATCAGTTCCAATTGTGACATTGATATTCTCCAAAAATGTTAAAGCATTTTGATTTCCATTTCCGATCTCTATTAATGTTAAAACTTGTGATTCTGTAAAATTAATATCTCTAATTTTTAATTTTCTACCGATAAATTCTTGCCATTTGTCCACTTCTAATTTTGTAATCGGCAAGCCTTGTGAGTCACTCAGGATAACAGTATTTGAACCTTGCTGTGCTTGAATATAAGATGCAGGCGAGATAACTGGAAAGCGTCCGATAATCCCATAGCCTGAATTAATTAAATTTAATTCTATTCTGCCAGTAGATATTGATATTTTTTTATCAACAACTTCAAATAATGTTGGCTTAAAATAATCTAAATTCCCATTTGGAATTTGCAAATTATCCGATCCAAAAACTATTATGTCGCCGATTTCAATTTGATAGCCGTCTTGGTATCTAACACGAACACCATCAATAAATTCTGGCCCACTGGAATATTTATCAAGAATTTTAGTTGCCCTTTGCTGAATAGCATCTCGTGTTTGATTGTTCTCCCTAAACCCTTTCGCCTCAATAACAAGTTGTTTATATCCAACTTTTATATTTGTGAACGACTCATCATTTAAAATTATAGTCCCCGATTTGAACTTCTCAGTTACAGCATCGTCCTCAAACTTGTACGCAATCGCATTGTAGAAATTTCTATTAGTCGATCTTTGAACTGCAATATCTGTAATATTCGTAATTGTATTTTCATCTAAAACAAATGTTTCGCCAGTATTAAATGGTGGCAATGTGGCATAAATTGAAGTTCTGCCCTTTCGTGGCAAGAAAAATAATCCACATGGCTTAAATAATTCTGACTCGATCCACTCTTTAACTTTTATTTCATCACGAATGTAAATATCTATGCTTGGTAAAATTCCCAATAGATCAATAAGTGATTCAATTCCTTGAATATCAACGTGCCTTGGTTTCATTCCTAGGCCAACTGGCATTGTATTATATTTACATTTAAAATTTGCCGTTGCACTTGTGATAATCTCACTTGCCAATTGCAAGCCATCAACTAAAATATATGATCCTGAGTTATTGACAACAATTTCAGTGATGATTCTAGTAACATTATTTGCGCCATTTGTTGCGCCTGATATTTCTACTGTGTCACCCTCTGTCACATTCCATAAATAAGTTATGTCAAAATCAAAATAAATTGAATTTGGAACATCATTATTTTCTGAATTAGTTACAAAGCGTGAAACCTCAACACCGCTAGCGTAAAATTCATCACCGCCACTTAACATTAATTTCATTGCTAGATCAATTGGATCGCCAATTAAGCGATAAAATGAACCAACCTCTGCTTCATCATCATGTGAATCAACGCTTGATCCTAATTGATTTCTAAGAACAGTAAAATCAGTTGGAGAATTTGCAGTTATTCTCATAATTTCATCATCAATTTTGATGTATGAAATAAAATTTTCTTCCTGTTCTATTGTTGGAATTATAAATTCATCTGTTGATTCAACTGGAATTGTTAAAACTAAATTATCAATGGCCGATGTTAGTTTTGTATTTATTAAATTAAATAATTCTTGTCTCTTTAATTGGTCAGGGTGCGCGATATTTAAAACATAAACGCCATGCTTAATTGAATAACTATCGATAAATCCCTCAAAAATTAAAATAAAATCTTGAGGAAAAACACCGCCTAAAAAACCAAGTGAAACACGACATTCCTTTCCAAGTAATTCAGTATTAAAAACTTCATTTAATGTTTTATTATAATTTACAATTCCGATTTTAAAAGATTGAACACCGCCAGAACCACCCTTTTCTGGAATTAATTGTTGTCTAATATCGTTAGATGTATCTTTTAGTGTGATATAAGGGAATGTTTTATCATCACCGATTGGAGTATCAAAAAAAATGCCATCATCAAATTCTAATGGTGGAACTTCATCAAATGTTGGATAACGTAAAACATCGCCAGTTGAAAATTTATAATCAATTCCGTCAATTTCTAAAATTATTTGAGGCGTTTTATTAACTTGATCTTTTAAATTTTTAGCATTTTGAGTGATTTCAAAACTCATTTAATTTCCAGTAAATAATTTTTTATATATTTTACGTCTTCTCTTATTTCTTTAACATCGTCTTTTATATCTGTAGCAACATCTTTAGTTGTAAATGTACTGTGAGCATAAACTATTAAACTTGCACCTAAACCGATAAGATAGAAAACTAATTTGATGTCTGATAGTTTCATAAATTTACCATTCCGTTGTTTCAACATAATTACTTGGTAATTCACATAACACTGCCTTGGTTGGTCTAGCTAAGTCCCAAGTAGAACCCCTAATAATAATGCTAGATATTGCTTGAACATTGAAATTTACCTGAGTTACACCTGAAAAAATAATTGATTCATAGAAAGAAGTCCAATTTGAGCCTGCTCCAATATCCTTTACATCAGAAATGGTTGGACTTATAACATTAGATGATTGATCTCTGAGTTGTAAATAGAAGCTAACTGCGCCTGTTATTGCCGATGATAGGGAAGCTAAAAAATCAACTTGGTATTTTTTTGAGGAATTTAGATTGGTAAATTGCAAAGCAGAAATATTCCCAGTAACACTCACATCAGAAACTAAAGTTTTCGTCTGACATTTTACATTAGAATTATCATTCAAATTTTTAACAATGCCTGCCAGGTCGGGCATTTCTGTGATTGTAATCCTGTGATCTAGTCCTATTCCTAGCGTTTCAGCAGTGGCATATCTAAAAGTATAGACGGAGTTTTTAACCACTGGAACTAAACAACTTAAACCTGTTTGAAATAATAAATTGTCGTTTAATCCGCATTCAATATTCATATTAATTCCATTTTCATACACCTTAACATTATTACCACCCGCATTACTATTGTTACTGTGTGCTGAACCTGTAACCATTATCAATCCATCTATTCTAGCTGTATAAGCATCATTAGTATTTGCACCTGTATTTCCTGCATTTGACCATAAATTGCAATCATCTTTGATTTCTGTTTTCCAAGGAATATCCTCGCCTACTGCAATAGCATCTCCGTCGTTAGTATTTGCAATTACAGTACATAAGTCAGTAGTTTTAATTTGATTAAACTCACCAACAATTATTCCTTTATTTAAAGATGGCTTAACTGTAATTCTTAAATCACGCTGACCTTGTGATGGCGATCTATCAATAAAAATTGAAGATGCACTCGAACCAAAAGTATATTCATACATTAATCTTACAGTTCTCTCATTTAGATTTGGAAAATAAAAAGTACCACAAACATTTATTCCATTTAATTGATCAACACTTGTTACAGTACCGCCTCCTGTTTGAGTTCTCTGGCCACCCTCTTGTAAAATAGTTTGAGCATTATTTGGAGTTTCAATTAATTGATAGATTGGATTTGAATTTGAGTTTGGTGGGTTGTATTGTGTAAAACTTGCGCATACATCATAATAACCAATTTGCGGTGGAGTGAAAACAATTCCGAGTGACTCATTTCCAACACTACAAGTTAATCCAGTTGATGGATTTGTTGATGAACATGGAATTTCTGCTTGTGCCGAACCACTTCTTAAGACTAAATCTAATGATGCGTTTGAAATTTCAGTGTAAGTTGTTAATGCCGAACCTGCTAAACCTATATTCGCACCGCCAATATTTGCATCAACAAACCAATCTGAAATTTGCTGAGTTACTATTTTTGATTTAGGTGGGTAGTATTCGAGAATGAATTTAGTCCCCTGTGCTGGCGAGGTAACTGCATTGTTCATATTTACAGACCCACTAGATGAAGCTGTATATAATTCAAATGATCTATTGCCAGAACTTGAGTAATTAAAAATACATTCAATAACCGCAGTATCATCAACTGTCGTCGAACCTGATGCAGTAACCGCATAACAAGTAGAAGTTCCGTCGTGAATAGCAAATGCTGGCTTATTATTAACTACATTTGATGAAGTTGCCGACTGAAATCTAGCTTTATAAATCCCTGCAGGCAAATTATTTATTGTGACTCTTGGTAAATCTGAATCCGTTGTTTGCCATTGTCCTAATTGTTGATATGTAATTGTTGGAGATGGGCAGGCAGGCGTGGCAGTAAATGCCCCTATCGTTGTTGAAGTTCTAGACCATACACAACCTACAGAACCAGCAAAATATGCTTCCCCTGCTAATTCAGCTTGTGCAATATCTTGAACAAATTGTTTATGTCCGAAACTAACACCATCAATAAATATAGAGCCTGACACATTGCCACTTGTCTTAAATCTAATTCCTATAGCCGTTGAACCTAGCACAATTGGAATTTGATAAAATTTATAAGTGTTATCATTTGTGCCGTCTAAACATTCAACTTCTACCGAGTCAATTAATGCGCAAATTTGAAACGCAAAATTGGCTTTAACGTATGCACTGACTTGACCTTGCAAGCCTGCTAGTTGTGAATTATATCCAGTTGATAAAGTTTGACTTAAATTTAAAGTTTGAGCAGACAAAACAACCTTACCTGCATAAGTGCCTAGTGCCTTAGTTGTATCAGTTGACAATGTACCGCTCGCATTTGTCCAACCTTTTAAACCTTGTTCAAAACCTCCGTTAATAGAAAGATTTTCCTCGCTCAAATATTGTTGCTCACTCGGTTTGAATTGTGCTTGTGATTCTTGTGCAAAAAATAAAATCAAAACAAGAATTAGGAACTTAAAAAAGAGACTCATGTATAACCTCACCCTAGCCATTTAATTTTAATGTTGAACTGTATTTAATTAATGAACAATCCGCATTAGCAGGAATTGTTTCGTTTGTATTATCTCTAAAAAATTTTACAAGTAATAAATCACCAATGGCAACACCGACGCCATTAACTTGACCAGTCGGACTTGTTAAATCAAGATCACCAATATCTCTTAAAATATTTGCCGATCCAGAAAGTGTGACCTCTAAATTTGAACTTGTATGTCCAGTTATTGGCAATGCCGAAATATCTTGTCCTGATTTTAAAAGTTGTGTTTCTGTTTTAAAAAAAACATTATTTGTTGTCGCACTTGTAAAATATTTCATGCCTTGCAGTAATATTTGTTTCCCTGTTTTGTATGAATCAGGAATAACAATTAGTGCATAAATTTCATGATTAGAAACATCGTCAAAATTTAGAACTGACATTCCTTTTATGATGGCCTCTATTGGTGAAAAATCACCATTCAATTCCCAAGCGAATGATCCTCCGCCTCCGCCTCCGCCTAACATATTTTCAAGTTTAACTTTTTTCTTATTATATGAATCAACACTGTCTTCAATTAAAACAATATCATTTTCGATTGGAATTAATTTTTCTGTGAATGTGTTAAAGTCCCCTGCCGACCTTTTTAATTGTGCATCATTTGTGACATTTGACAAGCCTATGTCTGACTTAGTTAAAGTAACTACTCCTGTAAATCCATTTACACTTACTACAGCATTTGAGTTTAAAGATTTTTCCCAAATTGTGCCGTTATAAACTACCCAATCACCTAAATTAAAACTAATTAAGCCACTGCCTAAGTCTTGTGATCCTGCAACATTTACTAGATAAACCATTCCTGAGTCACCAATGCCATCGGCAAGTGTTGGCGTGTTAGTAGATGCGTCCCAAGTTCCCTCGTAAGTCATCACTGAGCTAGGTAATTGTGAAGCAGGAACTTTTCCACCGCCGTCAAGTGTTGCAATGCCACTTGGTTGACCGATTGCGTCCTCAATATCTTGCACTCTTAATTCAACTTCATCTATTGCCTCTTGTGCATTATCAGCACTTAATCCGCTTGCTAGATTGTTGTAAATTATATCTGAAGCATTGTGAGCAGTAGCTGAAAGTAGGTGATTAGAAATTAAATCATCAACGCCTTTTAAAGAGTCGTCTAAAGTTTCAATACACTCTTTTTGATTGTCACCGTTAGTGATGTAATATTGAGTCGCGTAAGTTGTCGCACCTGCATCGCCCTCGGTATATCCTTGATTTGCAAAAATTTCATTTAATGATTTTTGAACGGAAAATATTGTTGAACCCTCGGCAGGTTTTGCCAGTGTAAATTTACCTGTTTTAATATCGTCAGCAAGTTTTGAAATAAAAGCGTTATTTACAACTGCCGATTCAACAGGTGCTTTAAATGCTACTGTCATTTATATTCTCCTGAATTTTATTATGCCTGTTTCGTAATGGTTTTTCAAACCCTCGCGCAATAACTCTTTTAATGAAAATTTAGTTCCCTTAGAATCGCTTGAGCTTGATTCTAGTATGCATGAATCAAATTCACTTCTATCGTCAGCATTTGCCATAAACTCAATCGGCTTTTTATCAATTAAATAATTCATAAAAGTAATTAAGTCGGAATACCCACTTGGATTATATTCAAATGGAGAGTCGTCGCAATTATCTTGACTGTTGTTTGCAAATCTAATATTGCAACTCATAAAATATTTTCTGCCATATGAAATAACTTCAACAATTCCCATTGCAGTCTCATTTATTGACGCGCTACCAACTTCAACATTATCTGAAAATGGTGAATAAGATTGTAAAAAATATTGTGGTTTATATTCACTTCCTGAAGAA